TTTTGAGATGATGGGAAGCCGTCAAGTTGGTCGTAAGCTTAGTTATAAGCTTAAACAAACTACATCTACGCTATATAGTGCAGTTGAAAGTATCAATGACGACATTCTTTCAAAATTAAAGAGCGAGGCAGAAGTAATAAAGAAGTATCCTATATATTATATAGATACTCCGTCTACTGTTGAAAATATAGCAGAAACTATTGATTATTTCTATAATGTTATCGCTAAAGGTAAATGGCTAGTAGTTATATTAGACCATACTTTATTGGTAACAGGTAATGGTAAGGATGAGAGGTCTACCATTATTGATTTACAGAAACTATTTATGCAGGTTAAAAAAAGACCTAATATAAGCATACTTCAGATTTCACAGATGAATCGAAACATAGAAAACCCTGAACGAATCACTAATCCCTCTAGTCATTACCCTATGCGTAGTGACCTATCTACATCTGACTTTATTTTTCAAAGTTCGGATTATGTTATTGTGTTGCACAGACCTGAAATACTTGGTATTACAGAGTATGGGCCACATAGACAATTGGTAGCAAATATGGTCTATCTCCATTTCCTAAAGAATAGAGAAGGAGATTTAAAGATATTGAGATTCATAAACGATCTTAAATATAATAACCTAATTGAACCACAAGAATAAAGTTAGTAAATAATTGTTTACTAAAAAAATAAGTTGAAAATATGAAAAAGTTTTATATACAGTTGCCGTCAGAAAATAAAGATCCTAAAGGTTTGTTGAAAAAATATTTGGTTGAAAAGATACTAGGTCGTAGTCCTTGGTTGAGTTTTGCTGGTATTGATGCTCCGAGCGTAAGCCGCGGTGTTCAGTATGCAGGACCAAAAGATTACATTGTATTTGATCCAAGTGCCGAGTTCGACGTTAATTGGGCAACCTATGATGACCTTGCAGAATCTACAAAAGCTATCCCTACATATAATTTGTATGATAACTTTACTGCAGCAATTGAGAAACTTGAGCGTTACGCTCGTGCGAAACATCCGTTCTTTAGTAAGCCGGATTACGATTTTAAATATTTCGGACAGCCTGTGAAGGTATTTGATAATTATGTTCAAATTGGATATGATATCATTCCTCGTAATAACGTTCGTTACTACCTATCTTCACTTCCGGAAGCATCTGTCAATAACATCACAAACGTTATTGTTAAGATTAATAATTACAAGTTTGCTTAATCAATACTATTTTTAACATTAACAAAAATTAGCAAATTCTATCGTAAAAATAGTAATAATAACATGATAATAAATGTTAGTATTACCAACAGAAAAAACAAAATCGAAAGTCGAAAACCCTAGGTTTTTAATAATTTATGGCAAACCCAAAAGTGGCAAGACTACTTTGGTATCTGAATTAGAAGATAATTTAATCATAGACTTAGAAGGTGGATCAGAGTATATGAATGCTCTGTCTATCCAAGCTAGATCTGTAGAAGATTTAGGTGAAATAGCAAATGCTATTACTGCTAAGATTAAAGAAACATCTAAGAAGCCATATAAGTACATTACTATAGATAGTGCAACAGTATTAGAAGAGATATCTAAACCATTAGCGCTAAAGCTTTATCAACAAACCCCTATGGGTAAGTTATATAAAGACGATATCCTTAAGCTACCAAATGGTGCTGGGTATATGTATGTACGAGAAGCTTTCGATAAAATTATAACAATGTTCAAGAATTTATGTGAAACATTAATACTAATTGGTCACTGCAAAGATGCACTAATTAATAAAGATGGTAAAGAGCTAAGTGAAATGTCACTTGACTTATCAGGTAAATTAGCTAGAATTACTCTAGCATCCGCAGATGCTATTGGATATTGCTATAGAAACAAGAACAAAACAATGCTTAATTTCAAAGGTGGTGAGGACTTCATCCTTGGTGCTAGAGCTCCACACCTTAGAGAGCAAGAATTTGTAATAGCGGAGTCTGACGAAGACCACAATATTACCGTATTTTGGGATAAAATATTTTTACAAGAATAAGATTTAAAATAGTATAACATGTATAGTTCAGAAAGAGCAAACAAAATAGAAAGTAACGATATTAAATTGTTAGGTGCAGGTATTCATGAAAATGTTTCATTTGTAGCCGCACGAACTGAGAAAACGCCTAATGGTAATTCATTCCTAGAACTTAAGTTTGAAAAGAATGGTGCAATCCTTACTCATACAGAGTGGGAACCAACCGCGTTTAATGGTATGTCTGAAGCAGACCTTCAGTTGAAATGCGATAAACAGTTTAAACGTTTACTTCAGGTATTAAAATGTTTTTATAAACCAGAAATGTTGGTTTTTACTGGTAACTCCTTCACAGAATTTGCAAATTGGGTAGTGTCACTACTTAATAATGCAGATAAGAGTATCCTATTGCGTATTAAAGCAATTTATAACAATAAGGGATATATTACACTACCTGCTTATGCAAAATATACGTTCATTGAACCTATGATCTTGCCTGAAGGTGAGACTTCAGTAGTTGTTCAACTTAATGTTGATAACTTTGAGAAAGTAATTGTAGCAGATAAAGAAGAATCAGTAAGCACAGATAATGCAATTACTTCAGGAACAATGGGAGCATCTACCGTAATCAACGGTGAGCTATCCTCTGGTTTACCCTTTTAAGAAATAACCAATAGCCTCTCACATGTAATACTTTATTCGTAAAGAGTTGTGACGTTGATTGGGGGTCTATATAGTTTAATGGTAAAACGGCCTATGGCTGACTGCGGGTTCGAGTCCCGCTATAGACACAAAATAATTATTATATGAAAGAATTAGATAAACTTAAGAATGATCTTTCTTTCATATTAAATGAAATGAAAGAATTAAGTATTCTTGCAGATAAATATCGACCTAAACGAACATCTTTAAAGAATCGTGGGCAATATTTCTTTGCAGATGAGTACAATACGTTAAATACCAGACGTAAAAATATTTTAAATAGAATTAATCAAGTTCGTTTAAAATATTGGTACTGGAAATAATGCCAGAATAGCTCAGTGGTAGAGCAACTCTTTTGTAAAGAGAAGGTCGTAGGTTCGAATCCTATTTTTGGCTCAATTTTTAAATAAATTAAATATGCAAAAAACATGGTTTGTATCTGATTGCCATTTTGGTCATCAGAATATAATGAAGTTTCATGATCGTGTATTTAAGATTATCGGAAATAAAAAGATCCCTGTTAAAGATGAACACATATCTGTTCATGATGATATATTAATAGAATTGTGGAATGAAACTATTGCTCGCCAGGATATCGTGTATATACTTGGCGATTTTAGTTTCTACAATAAACAGGATACTAAAAAGATTCTTGATAAATTACATGGTCAAAAACATTTAATAATTGGAAATCATGACTCGAGTGCTTCTAAACTAGAACCTATGTTTAAAAGTGTTAGTCATATAAAAGATGTAGTATTTAAAAAAAGTACTTACGACTTCTTGGAAGAAGATTTTCATGTTATACTGTGCCACTACCCAATGCTATCTTGGCAAAGTAGAAACTATGGATCGGTTAACGTTCATGGACATTGTCATGGGTTCCTAGATTCATTAAACAATGACTCTGGGGAACTACGCGTAGACATTGGAATTGATGGTGAATTAGCGAAAAATAATAACTTTATCATACCTCTTGAAAAATTGTATGAACATTTTCGCAACATTGCTAAAGATAAATCGTTACATAAGTATGTAAAAGATAGAATTACTGAAGCAAAAACAATAGCAGCATGATATGTATGATAGCAAAAAATTAAAAGAAGATATACCTATTACTTTAGACTATATATTATCTAGAGTAAGTGAATATGATATATACGCTCGGTATTTAGGTCAATTTAAAGTTGGTTTTATATATAATTCGCCATTTCGTAAAGATAAGAACCCGTCATTTGGCATATTCTTAAGTAAGCGATCTGGTAAACTACTATTTAAAGACCATGGTAGTGGTATTTGTGGTGACATTATTAAGTTTGTAAGCGAATTAAAAGGCTTAACTAACTATAATGATATACTTAATACCATTATAAAAGATCTCAAAATAAAAAATGATACAGTACTTACCAGTACATATGATTATAAAAGTACTAGTTCAACAGTAATAGGCGTCGTTAGGCAACCATTTACTGAAGTAGATCTTGAATATTGGGCTAAATATGGCATTACTGTTCCTACTCTAGATAAGTATAAAGTAAATAGTATTAAGTACTATTTATGTAATGGTATTGTTAAAGGTATTTATAAACTTGAAAACCCTATGTTTTCATATAAAGTGTTTAACAATTTTAAAATATATAGGCCATTTGGTGATAAATTTACTAAGTGGCGTAATAATTTAACCTCATACGATATTCAAGGGTTTGAACAATTACCTAAAAAAGGCAACCTATTAGTTATAACTAAATCATTAAAAGATGTCATGGCATTATATGAGATTGGTTATACAGCAATATCCCCATCATCTGAATCTACATTCATACAAGATGATGCATTAGAGGCACTAAAGCTTCGATTTAAGCGCATTTTATTATGTTTCGATCGTGATGTTGCTGGCGTACGAAATATGCGCAAGGTGAGCCTTAAAACAGGCTTAAATGGCTTCTTAGTACACAAATCATTTAATGCTAAAGACATTAGCGACGCTATTGCCCAACATGGTCAATGTAAAGTAAAAGAGTGGTTAAACAAAACAATATAATATGAATTTATCATTTTTATTAGATGGTCTATATTATGTCTCTACTATGGCAATATCGTTTGCTATATTAGATTATATATTTTACCGTTTATTCAAAATAAGACCATTAATATTTAATATTTTTGTAAATGATTTTGATAGATGCTGTTGGTTACTAGATGATATGCGAGTATATTATACAGTAAAATCAAATAAAGAAACATCTGAAATACATACGAAAACAAATTGTATTACATTTGATGGTAAAGGAAACATAATAAATGAAAATAAGTGGTAAAAATAAAACCGGAAAAGGTAAAATTCGAAATGCAACAAAAGTAGTATATGACGGTATTAAGTTTGATAGTAAACTTGATATGTGGATGTATGAAGCATTGAAAAAAAACGAACTGCCATTTACATATTCAACCCAAAGATTTATTATAGTTGATGGGTTTGAATATAAAGGTAAGAAATACTTACCAATAACTTATAAGCCA